TCGCATCATGCTGAACGGCAGAAAAGTAGAAGACTACGCAGACTTGCGGTCATGCCTGTGGCATCTTGCACAGAGCGTAGAGAATGCAGAGTGACGAAGGCTTCGGCCTTCGGTAATGCAACCGAAGACGGTCACAAGTCCGTTGCATAGAAAGGAGAAAGAAATATGTTTGAAGCATTGAGAAAACTGACCGCTAACTACACACCTGAAGAATACGAAGCATGGCTTTACGAAGACTACCTTGCCGACATTCCGAAGGGCAAGAACGAATTCACGATTCCAACCATCAGCGAGGAAGACGGAGTCAAGGACATTGCGTGTGCGTTGGCAGAGGTCGCAGAAGACACAGGCTATGAGCCGGAATTCCTGTATGAGATGTTCAGCGAACAGGTAGCAGACGGACAGACACGCACAGAAGCCTTCGCCCATGTGGCTGGTGTATCATACGAACAGGATTGGTAGAAAGGAGCATGGACATGGCAAGAGAACGTGAATGGTGGGAAAAGGAAGAAGCCTACCAACAAGCCTACAGGCAAGGAAAAGTCTGCACATGGCTTTGGAAGTACATTCCTGACAGATTGGCTGAAGCGGTCGCATGGGTAGACACTAACCTTGACGGCTATTGGATATACTTGAACAACGAAGACGAAGGTTGGAGAGCGTATGACCACGCAGAAGATTGTGGAATCATCCACGAATGGAACATTGCCGACCTGAAGAAAGCAATCAGCACAATCAAGAAATGCGAGGTGAAGATATGACAAGTGAAGCAAAGAAGAAAGCAAACGCAAAGTATGACGCTGCCCACACCAAACAGATAACGCTGAAGCTGAACACAACCACAGACGCTGACATATTGGCAAGGCTGGATGCGGTCGGCAACAAACAGGGTTACATCAAAGAGTTGATCCGCAAGGACACGGAATAACACCAAGAGCCACGAAAACCGTGGCTCTAATTTTCGTTTTAAGCGGTTTTTTCAAGGTCGGTCAATATATAACATGGCTTAAAATATGTATAGTTGACACCATATAGCGGTGAAGTTATAATATTAGATGTAAGAACAACCACATACGGTGCTACGGTAACAATTCCGTAAATTATGAATTGAAGCGGAATAGTTGATAAAGTAGCACCAACCAAGAAGGGGGGTGCATTTTTTATGCTTCAACTCAAAACCATAATCGTTAAATCTATTGCAGACCTTGACGAATCCGTGAACGCATTCCTTGCCACGATTGATTCCGAAAACTTCAGGAGCATTGAAGTGAAGGAAGAGAAGGGTCTTGCCTTCATCCTGTACGAAGTCAAAGACGCATGGACAAGCAGAATGTGTTCTGAATGTCAGTATTGGGATGACGGTGGATCATCAAATTCCGTCAGCGGTCTGTGTCATGAATGCGGTGGCAGACGCAGATTCAATTGCAGAGCCTGTGACCGCTTCAAGGATGTCAGAGAGTAAGAAAGGAGAACCACAATGAAGAAGTACAGAATCCGTGAAGGAAGTATAGCCGACATCACAAGGGCGGTGCTTTTGGGTGTTGTGTTTTGGGCAATCATCTTTTGGTCAATCGTGACCGCTTATCCTGTTTAGTAGTAGTAGTGGCTATTTCTAATAATGGCTTCGGACGGTGCCGCCATCCGTTAGTTATCACAGAACGCACAAAGGGCATTTATCGTTCGGCATCGTCCGAAGAGAAAGGAGAAACAATGCTGAAACAGATGAAACCGCAGATTGAATATCTGCTTCGGAAGCATCCGTGTCTGCGTGATGATGACTTCCTTCTGATTGGGATGGTCTATCACACATATTACGGAATCGGCTATGACAAAAGTTTCTTGGATGTGATGAAGCACCACAAGGAATACGGACTTCCGTCTTTTGAAACCATAAGACGGACAAGGCAGAAGGTACAGGAAGAGAATCCTTCGCTGGAATCGTCCAAAGCAAAGAAGAAGGAAAGGCAGATTGCATTTAATGAGTTTTACCAATTCGCAAAGAGTTAGAAAGGAGAGGAAATGACACTTTATGAACTGAACGAAGCCATGCGGAACTTCCAGCTTCAGATTGACGAAGAAACAGGCGAGATACTGAACGCAGACGAACTTGATTTGCTCACGCTGGAACACGAACTGAAACTGAAGAATTGCGTGTGGTGGTACAAGAACAAGAAGGCTGAAGCGGAAGCCTTGAAGGAAGAGAAGATGAAACTTGCAAAGCGTCAGCAGACCGCAGAGCGAGAAGCGGAATGGATGAAGGCATACATAGATGCTGACCTTGACGGCAAGGAATTCAAACCGAAGGACGATGTCACCGTGAACGTGGCATACCGCAAAAGCAAAGTAGTGGAATGTGCAGACATTTACCGAGTGCCGGACGAATACCTTCGTTACAAAGAGCCTGAACTTGACAAGACGAAAATCAAGAAGGCATTCAAGGACGGCATCACGGTTGACGGTTGCACCATCGTGGAAAAGAACAACATTCAAATCAAGTAAGGGGGTGCAAGAATGGCAATCACATTTGAAGATTTGCAGAAAGCAAATTCAGCAATCACAACAACCAACATCAAAGGCAAAGAGTATGCCGAAGTCAACCAGCGGATCAAAGCGTTCCGCATGGTCTATCCTGAAGGGTTCATCAGAACATCTATGGTAGACAACCACAACGGTGTGTGCATCTTCAACGCAACGGTTGGCTTCTATGATGAGGAAGACGGAAGTCCGATGATTCTTGGCATCGGCCATGCGTATGAAAAGGAAGATTCGTCATTCATCAACCGCACATCCTATTTGGAAAATTGTGAAACATCTGCCTGTGGAAGGGCATTGGGCATGGCTGGGTTCGGCATTGACACTTCAGTATGTTCAGCCGAAGAACTTGGCAACGCACTTGCCCAGCAAGAAGCAAACGCACCCATCACAAAAGCACAGGTCGGCAGAATCATAATGTTTGCAAAAGAGAAGGGCAGCGAGGTCGCAGACATCTGTGCGTACTTCAATGTCGGTTCGCTGGACGAAATGACCGCTTCAGACTACGGCAAATGCATGGCAATGCTGAACGCAAAGAAGGGGGCAAACGATGAAGCAACTTCATAGCATCTTCACCGACAACATGGACAAGTGCCTTGTCACAGGGATTGAAGCGACATCCGAAAACAGGAACGGCATTGAGATCCACCACATCTTCAGCGGAACTGACAGACCGAAAAGTGAACTGTTCAATTTCTGCGTACCGCTTCACCGCTCCGTGCATCCGAATTCGGCATTCTGCAATGACAGGAATTGGGTTGAATTGGATCATTGGCTGAAGCGGAAGTGTCAGGAGTACTTCCTTGAAATTGCGATGCTGGGTGACCGTCAAGATTGGTATGACCTGTTCGGACGCTTCTACGATGACAGATGCGATGAGAATGTGTGGCTAAACGGTGAATTTGAATGGAGAGTGTGACAATGGAAAAACTGAAATGTCCATGCGTCAATTGGTATCCTGAATCATTCATGGCTGGAACACGGAAGATGACAAACGAAGAGGTCGGCATCTATATCAGGGCATTGAACAACCAATTCATTGAAGGCGGTATAGAGCCGGACGAGTTCAAATTGTTTCCGAAAGCCGTGCAGAAGAAATTCATCAAGAAGGGCAATGTCTATATCAATGAACGCATGGAGTACGAACAGAACCGCAAACGGAAGTATTCCGCTTCAAGGGCATCCAACAGGCACTACGGTGGGTTGTCAAAAGAAGAGTGGGAATCACTATCCGTTGAAGAACGTATGAAGGTCATATCTAAATGACATCAAGTACATATGATTTACATATGTAAAACATATGTGGCAGATATGTCCTTGATATGTGGCTGATATGTTCCTGATATGTACCACATATCATAAATATAACAATAACAATAATAAGAATAAGAAATATATATCTTTATTTAAATATATAGATATATAAGAAAGGAAAAACAATGAGTACAGAAATCAGAGGAAACGGAAGGGTGTTCTCAAAGGAACATGACGGCTGGACATCCTACACGCTGGGGATCTCTTCCAAGACACAGGAAGGCAAGTGGATCAATGCCTACCAGCCAATCAGGTTCAAGAAGACCGACACACCACCACCAAACGCAACAGACATCAACTATGTTGCTTTTCCTGTAGTCAAGGAAAGAACCGTTGAAGGGCAGAACCGCAACTACATTGTGTGGCAGATTCTTTCTTGGTCGGTGGCTGAAGAGGAACAGGCTGCACCGACATTTGCAACACCGACAGGCTTCACGGCACTTGATGGCGGTGACATTCCGTTTTAGGTGAAGCCGATGACCAACAGTAGAGAGAAAGGAAAACGCATGGAGCGTTTAGTGGCTTCGTTGTTCCGCTCATTAGGCTACGAAGCACGAAGGGGTCAGCAATACTGTGGTGCGAACGGTGATGCTGATGTCATGGGGCCGCCTTACATCCACATAGAGTGCAAGGCAAGAGAACGAGGTCAGGGCGAACTGTACGATTGGATGTCACAGGCAAAAGCTGACGCACACGGCAAAGTGCCTGTGGTGATCCACAAGAAGAACAACCATGCCGTACTTGTCACGATGGAATTTGACGATTGGGGCGAAATGTACAGGGCATGGGAAATGGAACAAACAGAGAAAGGAGAATGAACAATGGCTAAACAAATTATTGGAAAGGTATATTCAACAACAGACTATGACAAATTCAAAAGCATAGTCGGCAACAGACCTGTGGTACAGAAAGGAGCGCACTATAAGGAAGTGTTTGCATCCATTGAAGAGGAAGGGCAAATCTGTCCGGCAATCGTGAATGACCGCAACGAAATCATTGACGGTCAGCACAGGTTGGCTATTTGCAGACAGTTGGGCATTCCGTTCGTGTACATCATTGGAGAAGGCAGAGGTTTTGAAGACATAGCAAAAGCAAACGCTGGGAAGAAGTGGTCAACGGATGCATTCGTGTATGGATATGCAACCAATGGCGGTGCTAATTCGGATTCGTATGCATATCTAAAAGCATTGTACG